ACTGGTGCTAATGCTGAAATAACAGTTGACACTAAAAAGAAAACTGCGGTAGTTCATGATGGTACTGATGTTGGAGGATTTGAACTTCAACGAGCAAGATGGGAACACATAAATTCTAATGTTCAATTAGATTGTGGTCTTAGATATTTAATTGATTCATCAGGTGGAGCTTTAACTTTAACAATGCCTTATGAAGCAAGTGGTGTAGTTCCTCATGTAGGAGACATGATTGAAATGGTTGACATGAAAACTACATGGGCTCTAAATAATGTAACTTTAACTGCTAGTGGTACGCAGAAGTTTCTGGATATATTCGGAAGTACAGATACCACATTCATTCTTGATGTTGCTGGACTATATGCCCAGTTTGTTTGGGACGGAACTTACTGGAGGATCTTAGCATAATGGCCTTATATCTTAGTGCAAGTACTGCTGTTGTTGGACAAACAGTAGGACAATCAAACGATTTCACTGTTCATGCTCTTCGTAGAGATGAATCTGGAATGTTACATTATTCAAAAGCAAGATCTACTGAAGATAATTCCGCTACTCCTTTTGATTATCATAGGATGGATGGTACTCAGTATGATGATTTTCTTCAAGGAACTGAATATGTTACTGCTAATGCAGGAGCAAAAACATATACAAACCATGATCATGATAAATATCAACAATTCCATTTTGATTTCAGGAACTTGACTTATTTCATTGATGATGAGGGTTACTTAGTCGCAAGACTAAATAAAACATATGATCACACAACTAACGGACCTAAGTAGGATTTTTACAAATGGCAGATTTTAGACTCGGCAGACTGAAGTTTAATTGGAAAGGCGATTGGGCCGTTTCAACAGCTTATGTCATTGACGACATCGTTAAGTATGGTGCATACACATATGTGTGTACAACTAACCATACATCAACAACAAATGAAAATACTTTCTATTCAGCAGACGTTGCTAAATGGAGTCTCCATACTGAAGGTATTGTTAACAAAGGAAATTGGGCTGCAACTACTTGGTATAAGTTAGGTGATGTAGTTAAGAGTGGTAATACTCAATATCTCTGTTCTACTGGTCATACATCAGGTGCTGCTTTTGATTCAACAAAATTCACTACTTATGTTGAAGGTCTTAAGTATGAAAATTCTTGGGTTGCAAATACAGCATATCAAATAGGTGACATTGTATCTTATGGAGGTTATGCCTATACTGCCAAGGTAGACCATTCCAATGCTAACACACCAAATGCTGATGTTGTAAACTGGGCTGCTTTATCAACTGGTTTCTTAGCAAAAGGTGTATATAATAATTCTACGAACTATGCTCCAGGTGATGTTGTTAGATACGGTGGTTATAGTTACGTAAATAAATTATCCTCTCAAGCTCAAAAACCAACAGATTCTACTTATTGGGATCTAATCACAGAAGGATTTAATTGGTTAGGTGCTTATTCAACTTCAACTGTTTATCAAAAGGGTGATGTTGTTAGCAGTAACAGTAACACTTATGTTTGTATAACAGATGATACTACTGGTAATGCAAATTCTCCAGCAAATGATGCTTCTGGAAATTACTGGAATTACATAGCACAGGGTGGATCTGCTGCTCAGGTATTACAAACTGCTGGTGATTTACTTTATCAAGCTGCTTCTGGTATTAACAGAATTGCACTTCCAGCTGGATCAACTGGTACTGCTGCTGAACAGAGAGAAGCAAGTGGTCAGGTTCTAACAGTTGGTGGTTCACCACTTCTTCCAAGATGGGAAAAGAATAATGTAACTTCTACAGTTTATTATGTTGCCCAAGGTGGTTCTGATTCCAATAGTGGTGATCAGATTGGAAGAGCATTTGCTACAATTCGTCATGCCTGTGATACTGTTTCTGCATTAACAGGAAGTGACAAGCCTTCTTTAACAAATCCAATTAGTATTTACGTTAAGGCAGGTGTTTATGAAGAAGTTCTTCCAATTCAAATTCCTCCTTATGTTTCAATACTTGGTGATAACATAAGAACTACAATTGTTAAACCTGCATCTGGTAATTCCAACATGCAAGCATTGACTCTTGGTTCTAATGTAACATCACTTAAGATGGGTGATACAGTTTCCAACGCTGCTGGAACTAAGACTGCTAAGGTTCTTGATTCTAATCATACAAATGCGGTACATATACTTAATGTAACTGGTGGACTATGGACTACTAGCGACAAGTATGTTGATATTATCGGTAATAAGAATGCAGATGCTTCTGATTTACTTGGAACTAACGCTACCTTTATTGCTCATGAAGCATATCATCGTCACGTAGCAAACAATGGTGCTGTAAGTGGTACAGAGAGTGCTGTTAAAACTCGCTTAGAAGAATTTGTTACTGCCCTTAAGTATAACGTAAAGGCAGGTTCTAACAATAAAGTTTGGGATTGGGCTAATGCATTAGTAGTTAGTGGTACACCTGTTACTGGTAATACTACACAGGATACTCAACTACTAAACTACATCAAGGATATTGGTACTCAGGTTGTACGTAATGAATCAGTTACAGTTTCTGGTGGAAATGTTCAAACACAGACAACTAATTCTGCAATCACTGCTGATACTGCTAGTCCTAAGTGTGCTACAGTTGTTGCTTCTCTTGGTACTTTAGTTGATATTGTTACTGCTGCAATTGCTGCTACCAATATGAGTGGTACTGCTAAGACAGAACCAGATATTGCTATCTCTGCTGCAACTAATAACGCAAACAACGAAGCAACAATGTTCTTCCTTGGTACTCATACCATCATCAAGGATATTGTTATGCAGGACTTAACAGGTTTTGTTCCTAATGGTTCTGATGATAAGAATATTGATGGATCAACTATTACTGGTGTATATCTAAGACTTGATCCTAACTCACCAATTCAGAAATCACCATACATTCAGAACTGTTCTGCTATAGGTGGAGCAGCTGTTGGTGCATTCATTGATGGAGGGTCTCACAAGCACTTTGATAACTCTTCTACCCCATCCTTCAAGTCTGCTGCGTTTGACGCATTCACGCAGGTTCTAGAGGGCGGTGTGGGATTCTATTGTAAGGGTACTGCTGCTCTTGAGATTGTCTCCTCCTTCACATACTATGCACACATTTCTTACATCTCCACTGGTGGTGGTAGAATTCGTGCTGTATCAGGTAACTCATCTTATGGTAAGTACGGTTGTATTGCTCAGGGATTTGATGCTGCTGAAACAACTACTGACGGTACTGTTGATGGTTTACGTCTTGAGGTTAACCCAGCTGGTACTAATTCTGGTACATTCAGTAATACATCAGAAAGAATTGTTGGTGGAACATCGGGTGCTGTTGGTGAACTAAGAAGTGACCAATCAACTGCCACGAACTACATGTTCTACTTACCTATTAAGGGAACATTTGCAAATAATGAATTAATCACTGGTCAAACATCAGGTGCTACGGCAACCACAGCTGCCTCTAACGCCGTTGTAGGACAGAAAGGATTCATTCTACTTGCAGCAGGTTTAACTGCTGCTCCAGACCAAGGTGGATCGGTTTCACTGGTTGATGACGGTTCTAACAATGATGCTAGTTCTTACGTTATCTCTAAGTCTAGTTACACTGGACCAGATGGTAGAGGTTCTTTAGTAGTAACAAGAGCACAATTAGGTTCTACTGCTGCTAGTGGAAGTGGTACTGATACTGTTGCTTTATTCCCTACTGTTGCACAAACTGCAGCTTTACAGACTAATATATCATCAGGTGCTTCTTCACCATTCACAATGAACGTGGATGCTGTTACAGGAATGACCATTAATGGATTCCTCATTATTGGTAATGAGTTATTCAAAGTGGATTCATTCCCATCTGCAACATCTGTTACTGCTTCTCGTGCTCAAGAAGGTACAACTGCTGGTACACATAGTTCAGGTGCAACCATTAAGATTCTTAATGCTAAGGTTGCTTCTCAGGATGAGGTAATTGAAGATTATATTGCTGGTGCTGCTTCTATTCGTGTTAAAGCAGCAAACGTAGCATTCAAAGCTACCGATTACATTAAGGTTGGCAGTGAGTTTATGTTGCTAACTGCTGTGAATACAGATACAACTGGTATGGTTATTATAACCTTATCAGATGAGAAGGCAATTTCTGCTGGTGATGGACAATCATTCAAGATTCGTTACAGATATTCACAGGTACGTCTAACCGCACACGACTTCCTAGACGTTGGTACAGGAAACAGGACAACAACTAACTGGCCTTATCTTCCTACTCAACAGAATGTTCCTTCACAGGAAATTGATGAGACTCGTCCAGGTCGTGTTTACTATGTTTCTACTGACCAAGATGGTAACTTCGCTGTTGGTGATTACTTCAAGGTTGAACAGGCAACTGGTAAAGCAACATTGAATGCTAACGCATTTAACTTGACTGGTCTTGACACCTTAAGATTGGGTGCTATTGGTGCTCAGTTGGGTGCAACAATTGATGAATTCTCAACAGATGGAACTCTCGCACAGAACAGTGACGTTAAGGTTCCAACTCAGAAGGCTGTTAAGACATACGTTGATGCCTTGAGTGGAGTTAATGGTAACTTCAGTGTTGGTGGAAACCTCACAGTTCAAGGTACTACAACCACAGTTGCATCAGTAGATGTTTCTACTAAGGATCGTAATATTATTCTAGGTAAGGTTGCTTCTGGTAACTTCACTGGTAATATTACTTCTGGTGCTGCAACAATTACTAACATCAGTGATACAGACAATCTCGCTCCTGGCGTTGTTGTTGCACTCACAGGTGGTGGTGCTAGTGTAACACTTTCAGGTACTGTTAAGGTTCTAACTGTAGACAGTGCAACACAAGTTACACTTGATGCAACATTCGGTGGAACTGGATCTGCTACAGGTGCTACATTTAGTGCTGGTGGTCCTACAGATGTTACTGCCGATGGTGGTGGTATTACATTGAAGGCAACTTCAGATCAGTCTATTGCATGGAGTAATGCTAACGACAGATGGAATATTAGTGACAACATTAACATTCCAACTGGTAAGGCAATCTACATTAACGGAACTGAGGTTCTAAGTGCTACACAAGTACTTGGTGTTGCAATGGGTGGCGGTGGATCAGGTGCTGCTGTAACTGTTGATGGTACACAGACACTGCAAAACAAGACAATTGATGATCTTATATTGACTGGCACATTATCTGCTGGTGGTGGAGTTGGTTCTAGTGGTCAGTATTTACAAAGTACTGCTACTGGAGTTCAGTGGGCAACACTTACTGTAGATGCTACTTCTATTCAGAATGGTACTTCAAATGTTACTGTTGCATCTAACTCTAACGTGACAGTACAAACTGCTGGTAATGCTTGTGCAACCTTTGATACTTCTAATAACCTAACAGTTGTTGGAAACGTCACAGCACAATCTTCTATCGCTTTGAAGGATAATGTAACTACAATTACCGATGGTCTTTCTAAGATATTAGGTTTACGTGGTGTTGAGTTTGATTATAAATCAAATGGACAGCATAACATTGGTCTTGTTGCTGAAGAAGTTGAAGAGGTTCTTCCAGAACTTGTTCATACTACAGGTGGTATTAAGTCCCTTGCTTATCA